GGATGGAGGCCACCAACGCCAGCCGGTGTAGACCCAAACATCCCAGCTCCGCAGCAGGCCATGGCACAGCAAGGCGTGCAGGCAGTTGACGCTATGGGCATGGCTACTGGCGACACGAGCCCATTGACACCGGCAAACCCAGCCGAGCCAGTCAGCCCGATGACAGGGCAAAATGGCGGCATCGAAACCATGCGAACCAGCGACAACATGGCTTAGAATTAGCGAAGGCCGCAAGCAGTGAGATGCAAGCGGCCTTCTTCCCATAACCGCCATGAAGGGGCGAAAATGAGCGACAAAAGTCTAACACTGGACGCAGCAGCAGAGATTGACCGCTACACGCAGCAATCCATCGCAAGGATCAACGAGAACGCCAATGCGCTGTTCAGCCGGATCATCGCAGCCAATTCAAATGCGCTGAGCGCCGCCAATGATTTGGAAAAACTTGGAAGCGATAACGTACAGCGATTTGAGCGTTACTCAACGGAGGCGGCAAAAATGAAGGCTGAGATTCGCAAGCTGGAAGAGCGCATCGGTGACTTGTCTGAATCTGCGGATCATCTAAATGGTGAACTGAGCATTGCCCGCGCAGGAGTTGACGGAATCAATGCCATCATCGGCAAGGTAGTCACACTGAAGTCGGCCAGCGATGTGAAGATGACCGCAGCCAAGATGGCTGATGATGGTGGCGTGCTGTGTGTGTGGATGCACGATGGCGGGGTGCAGAGCGCAAGCATTCCACTGGCTGCGTTGGATGATTACCTCAAGGTGCAGATGGAGATGCTTTGACCATGAGTGTGTATGGCAAGCAGGCAGAGTGCGAGGCTGCCAGTGATGCGCTGGAGCGACTACTGGATGATGAATCATGAAATCTTGGCTCATTCTCGTAAGCCACCGTGGCCGTGAACCAATCTGGTACGGCAACATCGATGGCAAGACACGCGACGACGCAAAGCGCAATGCACGCCTGTTCGTGTCATCCAGGCTGACTGATGACGCTAATATTGTCCGTATCGCTGAAGGCAAGATGACGATCACATTCACCGGGCCCGATACCGCTTTTGATGATTGAAGCCATGACACACCAGTACTGCAAAACCTGCACCCACCGCGACGGGTACGGGTACTGCCGCAGCAAAAAGCTGGCAGAGAGGCTTAATGAGCGCGATGAAGACCCTGAGTCGGCAGACATGATGCTGTACGGCTACTACGAAGGCGGTGGATTCTGGGTCGGGCCTGAGTTCGGCTGCGTACACCACACGGAAAAGGCAAAACCATGACCGCCAACACCGAGCCAACATTCTCAGAAGCAGAAGAAGCCGAGATCGAACGACTTTGGGAAAGGTCTGGTCACGGAACAGGACGCATTGACATTGTGAATGCGTTCATGGCTGGGATGGCAAACGCTGAAAAAAGAAGGGTGCTTGCAGAGCGCTTCAGTCCATACAGTCACCAGATTGACGTGTACAGAGCAAGGATTGATATGCTCATTGGCAAGGCCAAACAGCCAAAACTGCCTATATAACAGGCACACCCCACACCAAACCCTGTGGGTTTTGACGCAGCAACACATACCTTGCACACTGCATCCTAAGCGTGTAGCGATGCACGCGAACCGCCCACTCGTGATGAGTCGGCACATTCCCGTAGCTGGAGATTGACCAGCGCGAGGGCTTCGGCTCTTGCGCAGTTGATCGAATGCGCGACCTTTTGGTGCCGCTCCGACAAGCGGCAAGGAACGCATGACTACTCAAGCCGAGTACCTGTCGCTGCATGACGCGACCAACCTGACACCTGAGCAGATGGCAGAGCTTTTGAGCCTGCCAGAGGGCGATACCGCACCCGTTGCGGAAAGTGGGCAGCCCGACCCCACGCCTGCACCAGTGGCAGAGAAGACCGCTGAAACAGCCACCGAAACTGAAACCACGCAAGCCGCCGCGCCAACTGATGCGCAGGCCCAGGTCATTCTCGCCAAGGACGGTGTTCACACCATCCCCTACGAGAAGCTGACAGAAGCCCGCGAAGCTGAACAGCACTGGAAGGCCCAGGCGAAAGCCGCCCAAGATGCACTCGCTGCATTGCAAGCACAAGCTGACGCACGGGCCGAAGCTGGAAAGGCTGGATCAGCCACAGCCGAGACTATGGCCACCGCATCAGAAATGATTGCGGCAGGCATCAAGCTCGATCTTGGCGACTACAGCGAAGAAGCCATGCAAGCCGGCATTGCAGCCGCCATCGAAAGCGGTGTCAGCTCCAAAGTTGACACCAGATTCGCTGCCATCGAGGCGAAGCTGGCCGAGGCATTGAAGGCATTGCAGGCAAAGGAACAAGTGAGCGAAGTCGAACAGGCCCGCAACCTCGTTCTGTCCAAACACCCAGATGCCGCCTCCATCGCTGAAAGCGCCGAGCTGGAGCAATGGGTGCAAAGCAAGCCAGCTTTTGTTCGTGGCGCGTATCAGCAGGTGATCACTGGAGGCACACCAGCCCAAGTTGTCGAACTGCTGGACGCTTTCAAGTCGGAAACAGGTACTCGAAAAACCGCTGCAACCCCAGATTCAGCGGCAGTAGCGCAAGCCGCAATTTCCAAGGCTCAACAGCGCGGCCCCAGCAGTCTCTCGGACATTCCGGGCGGCACAGCAGGCCAGCACGACGAGAACGAGGCCATGCGGCAAATGTCAGCCATCGATCTTATGGGGAAGCTGGAAGGCAAAACCCCTGAGCAAATCGCTGATTTGATGGCGCGTCTTTTGTAGCACCCGCAATCCCCTGCAATGCCGTGATGGCATCGCGATCCCAACCAGAAGGAGCCACAAATGGCAAAAACGAATATCCCTTACGGCGATCCCATCGCCAAAGTCACGCAGTCCGTTGGGCTGTTCGCCGCACACATGCAGCGCAACAGCACCATGAACCGCCTCACAGGCAAGATGCCCACGGCAAAAGACGCTGAAGGTGTTCTGCGCAAGCAGTCCAGCGCCACCGCGCCCATCGTGCGCTGCGTGGACTTGGCCCGTGGTGATGGCGACGAGATCACGTTTGACCTGATCAACCCCGTCAGCGCATTGCCAACGATGGGCGATGAGTTCATTGAGGGCCGTGGTGTTGGCATGTCGTTCTCCCACGACCGTCTGCGCGTCAATCAGGCCCGCTTTGCCGTGTCGCTGGGTGGCACCATGACCAACCAGCGCAGCCCCCACGAGCTGCGCCCATTGGCCCGCGCCCAAGGCCAGAGCCTGATGGATCGCTATGGCGACCAGTCTCTGCTGGTTCACATGGCAGGTGCCCGTGGTTCGCACAGCAACGTGGATTGGGTCGTGCCCCTGGCATCCAATGCAGGGTTCAGCAAGATCATGGTCAACACGGTCAAAGCCCCCACCAAGAACCGCCACTTCATCTCGACTGGCTCCGGCATCGAAGCTCTGAAGGTGGGTTCCGGTGAGGTGACCATTGCAACGACTGACGTGTTCAACTTCAGCGTTGTCGATGGCATCCGCAATGCCGTGGACAACATGGCCCTGCCTCCCCCTCCTGTGATCTTCGAGGGCGACCGCGCTGCCAATGACTCGCCCCTGCGTGTGCTGCTGGTGTCCCCCGCTCAATTCGCTGGCATCGCCCAGGATTCGAGCTTCAGGACTTACCAAGCCAACGCGATGGCCCGCGCCCAGATGGCAGGCAACCACCCGCTGTTTGCAGGCCCGGACACGCTGCTGTGGAACGGCATTCTGGTGGTGAAGATGATTCGCCCCATCCGCTTCTACGCTGGCGACACCATCAAGTATTGCGCCAGCTACACCAGCGAAACCGAATCCAGCGCGGTGGTTCCATCCAGCTTCGGCACTACCGCCGCTGTGGATCGCGCCATCCTGCTGGGTGGTCAAGCTGTGGCCGAAGCGTTCGCCAAGCACAGCAAGACCGGCGCACCGATGTTCTGGAGCGAGAAGGAACTGGATCACGAAAACGTGATGGAGATTGCCCTGTCCACCATCCGGGGTGTTAGCAAGATTCGCTACCTGATCGACCACGGCACCGAGAAGCAGTACACCGACTACGGCGTGACCGTGATCGACACCGCTGTGACCCTGCCCGCATCGGCCTGATGAATGAGTGGGCTTCGGCCCATTCTTCCAGCCAAGTTCAACCCAAGATTTAGGAGCCTCCATCATGGCAACCATTACCGTCAGCCGTCCCAACGATGGCCCCAACTATTCCCAGATGCCTTATGGCAATGCTGGCGTTTCCAAGTTCACCTTGGAAACCAATTCCAGCGGCGCAGCCATCGGATATGACTCAACAACCGCGATTCAATCCGGCGATGTGGTTCGCATTGGCAAGCTGCATGCTGGCACCGAGCTGCACGACAGCCTGTTGATCGTGTATGACGCATTCACAGCTTCCGTGGTGGCCGACATTGGCTTTGCCTACGTCGATGGCACCGATGACACCAGCGTGCCCCAGGATGCCGATTACTTCGGCGCTTCCGTGGCCATCAACACCGCAGGCCGCTACCGCGCCAGCAACACAGCAGTTGCCCCCGTGGTTCTGCCCAAGGACGCATGGTTGACCATCACCACTGGTGGTGCCAACAACGCAGCCGTGGGCAAGCTGGCCATGCTGGTGTACGGCGAGTTCGTCAGCGCCTGATAGAGCAACACACCCCGGTTTGCGCCGGGGTGCATCCATTCAGAACATGAAAACCATCAACATCACCTACATCGGCCACCGCCCTGTTTACAAGGATGGGGCTTGCGGCTCTGGCGTGACGTTCAAGCAAGGCGAGACACTGGCCATCCCTGAGCAGTACGCAGTGCGGATGCTCAAGCATGCTGCCGTGTGGGTGCGTGCTGATGACAAGGCCAAGGCCGATGAAGCCTTCATTGAAGACGACACCGAGGCCAAGAAGAAAGACGACGAGCTGAACCAGCAGCATGACATGCGCGAGAGCATTTCGCACATGGACAAGGATGCACTGAAGACGTTCGCGCAGACCCAATGGCGCATTTCGCTCGATGGCCGCAAGTCCGTTGAAGCACTCCGCGCCGATGTGATCCAGAAGTTTGACCAGTTCGGCTCTGTATGACACTCGCACAACTGATCGCACAGTTCCGGCGTGAAGCCGATGATGCCGTCGCTCCCTACCTGTTCTCAGACCCAGCCGTCACCGACTGGCTAAATGAAGCAGTGGACGAGGCTGCTGTGCGGTCGTTGCTGATCAAAGACTGGACAACCTCCGCTGTGTGCAATATCGCCATCACAGCAGGCACCAGCACATATTCAACCCACGCCAGCATCATCAACATCACCCGCGCCGAGTTCTTCGCCACTGGCGACGCTGAAACGGATGGCGATGTGCTGGGGCAGGTGACAGAACACTACCTGGACGCGAACGAGGCCGGATGGCGCACTCGCACAGAGCGCCCGGTGTTCTACGTCCACCACGACACCAAGATTCGCCTTGGCTGCCTGCCTGAAACGGACGGCACGCTGAAGCTGGAGGTCAACCGCCTGCCGCTGGCTCCAATGGCGCTGACCACGGACAGCCCGGAATTCGCTGCCAAGCACCACCGGCACCTTGTCGCCTGGGCGCTGCATCGTGCGTTCAGCATCCCTGACACCGAGGTGATCGACCCAGCCCGCTCCGCACGCAGCGAGGCAGAGTTCACCCGCATGTTCGGCTTGCGCATGGATGCGACGATCCGGCGCGAGCATGAAACCGATGTGCCGCACCACAACCGGGCCGTGTGGCTGTGAGGTGAGCCATGAAAGCAATTGACAGCTTCAATGGATTGAACAACGTGACCGACCCAATGCGGCTCGGTGCGTCATGGTTGACCCTGGCTGACAATGTGGATGTAACCGACTCTGGTGGTTTGGTTCGGCGCAATGGGTATGAGCTGGAGCGTTCCGGTTCATTCGCCAGCGCGTACAGCACCATAGACCACAGCCGGATGTACCTGGCTACAGCATCTGGCATCCAGACGCATGACGGGGTTGCCGTGTGCGGCCTCACATCTCCTGCCACTGTTTATTGGGCCGAGGTCAACCACCGGGTGTACTTCAACAACGGCACGGACAGCGGGATCATTGAGCCTGACCATGCAGTGACGCAATGGCGAGGCGCACCAGTCTCATACGGTGCAGGCTTCAAAGGTGACGATGGGCAAGACCTTGGCGTGCTGTTTGAGACGCTGCCACTTGGGACGGATGTGATCCAGTTCTGGCGTGGCCGCATGTACGCAGCGCAGTACCTGCCATCCGATGACCAGACGGTGATCTGGTTCAGTGAGCCATTGGGCTATCACCTGTTCAACCTTGCCTCCAATTTCATCATCGTGCCTGGCCGGGTTCACATGCTGGCCCCGCACGCTGAAGCTCTGATTGTCGGCACCAACACCACCATTCACGCCTACACGGGCGACAGCATTGCACAGGTGGCTGATTACGGTGTGGTTCCAGGCCAGCATTGGGCCAGCGACAACGGGCGCATTCTGTTCTGGTCACTGCGCGGCCTCTGCGCTGCCCTGCCATTCCAGAACCTGACAGAGAACCAAATCAGCGTTTCGCCCGGTGTTTGGGCTGGCGGCTGCATCGTCAAGCAAGGCGGTCAACGCCGCTACTTGGCGCTTCTTCAACGGGGCGGTATGCCCTACAACGCTCATTAAGGAGAAACACCAATGACTATTCGCCTATCAACCGGCCTTCGCAATAACCTCGTAGGCACCACCGGCTTCGCGTCCACCTTCGCCGATGGCGTGATCGAGATTCGCACGGGCACGCAGCCTGCATCAGCTGACAACGCTGCCTCTGGAACACTGCTGGGAACCGTGACTCTGGCATCCGGCGCGTTCACGCCCGGCACCAGCACCAACGGCTTGACTTTTGGAGCGCCCACTGGTGGCACCGTGAGCAAGTCCGGCACATGGAGCATGGTTGGTATTGCAGTTGGAACGGCTGGGCATTTCAGACTGAAGGGTAATGCACTGGATGAGGGTGCTCTGAGCACAACGCTTCCTCGTCTTGATGGAAGCATTGGGACGAGTGGTGCAGAGATGAACCTGTCCAACATTTCTATCACCATCGGTGCGCCTGTCACCATCGACAGCTTCAACTGGACGCAGCCCGCGAGCTGATAGCGCGCCGTGGAGCGTCTGCTGATTCAGGGAGGGCATGAGTACCTCCCGTTTGCGCGTAGCCGCATCAGGGCGCTCAAGACGCTCGGGATGCGCTACGTCAGTCAGACGTACACGGTCAACGGGGTGACGATCAATGTCAGGCTGGAGAATGGCACGGAGTACATCAGGATTCAGGGCGGTGGAACCATCAACATGGAGAGTGGTGTCATCGATCTGCGCAGCGTCAGCTTCCAGAACACGGACCCTGAGCTTGGGTATGCCGTGCCCACAAACAGCTATGACCCGGCGCACCTGTACCACTCTGCCCACGCCACCAGCTACCAGGCGCCTTTCACGCGAGGAGTACCGCCAAGGCTGACCAAGCCCGGTGACGGCGGGCAGTTCGCGGGGGTAATCGACGGCATCCCCGGAAACATACGCGGCCACGTCAACAAAGAAGACAGGGACTCCATAGCGTTCTCGCCTGGGTCGTTGGCGGGTGACGATGGCACTGTGTCCACAAACCCCAGCGACAGCGCGCTGGCTGAGAAGCGCTGGGGCGCTCGTTGGTGTCCGCCGTCCATATTCACTGGAAAGTGCCGGATGTACGTGCAGGCTCTTATGGGGTCGCCGCTGTACACAGACCCCGCTAAAGTCTCAGATGCGCGTCAGCATCCATACATTACGCCTGACCCGAGATACATCCCCCAGCCGCAGCTCTACCTACCAGGAAGTGATGGCAAGGGGGAGGCCATCATCGACACCAGCACAGGGGTGATACTCGATAAGACAGACTACTCCCACTGGCTGTTCGTGGTGAGGGCAAACAAGGTCGACGTTTACCCACTGAAACCCTCGCCCGCAGGCAAGGCCGCACTCCAAGCGCTGCGCAAAATCACGGACCCGACAGACTTTGACCACATGGAGGCATACATCCTATCGGAGAGCTACCCTGTGGTGGCCGACAAGCAAGAGATAAAGGTGTCTCCACAGCTCCCCATGCTTGGGTGTGGTTACGGGTGGCACTGGGCATGGTCTACAGCGACCGCAGACATCGTCGTGAATGATAGGTTTGATCAAGACATATCGCACACGGCTATGCGTTCGACGCACTTCAGGATTTCATTTTCCCCGTACTATTCTGAGGTGGATGGAAAACGGACAACCACGTGGAATCTCACAAGAACCACCGTTTCTGGCCCAACGGACTGGGCAGCGCACTTCCAACTCTTCTGCATCGCTCACCCGATCTTCGGGTCTAACTACCTGAGCAAGATGCTCCCGAAGTATTCAAACCTGTTTAACTGCACCGCTCCGTTCTACGTTTTCTATAAGCGTGATGAAATTCAGATCATCAGATACAGCGGCGGAAAAAATGAATCATACGCCGACGAATGGGGGCCTACTTCAGGGTGGATGAGTAGGTGGCACCTAGGACTCAGAGACGCAGGTTATCAGGTAGATGCGAAGGGATACGAGATATACGGTGAATTTACAGGCCACACCGCACGTACTAATCAGCGCAACGACGTATTCCATAGGACTGCCATTTTCAATAAATCAGGAGCAGGCGAGAGGATATACGGGTCCTACGCACTCTTGCGTGCGGCCCATCCAAATTATGGCTACCCGTTGGAGGGTGACGTGTTCACAGGGACTTCCACTTTTGCATACGCCACTATCCTTCGGCCCTATCCGGAGTTCCCGGCAAGCGTTGAGTACGGTGGAGGTTTCTGGCGAACGATGCAATACATCAATGAGCAAAGGGTGCAAACCCACACATGCCGAAATGTTGCAGCCGTCCCATTCTTCGATGCGGAAGCTGTCTACTTCTACAGTTCAACCCAAACTACCACCACCCAAGATTACAAGATAGAGAACACGTACAGAACAGGTGCGATGACAAAAACAGACTACGTTGACGGTGCAGCATATACCTCGTACCTATGGTCGCAATACGACACAACCACTCCAATCGCTTCGTCCAATCCTCCCCCCGAGACGAATGTAGTAAACACTGAGGACTGCAAGCTATTCTGTTCCAACGGCACATTCCCAGCGACATTCAGTGCGTCGCTCTTGTGGATGTTTTGGGACCCGATGTCGGAATTGGTAAGCGCGACCTTGGCGACTACTTCAGGCGTAAATCAGGAGAACCCTGTTGTTATATCCGATGGATATATAGACGCTGTAGGGGCTGGGGATGGGGGAAAAGCGGCGCTACCAATCATTGTTGGCTGGGCATAACGAAAGAAACAAATGGCTGACATCTACTCATCCTCCGTCGTAGACCTACTAAACCTGGATGGCGCTTCGGGCTCCACCAGCATCACTGATTCGAGCTATTCCGCAAGGACGCACTCAGTCGTAGGGGCTGCCGCGCTCAGCATCACCGCTGCCAAATGGGGCGCATCATCCCTGTACCTACCGAGCTCAGGGAGCTACGTCACGGCCCCCGGTACTGCTGATTTTGTGTTCGGCACGGGTGACTTCACGCTTGAGTGTTGGGTAAAGACATCCACAACTGGAAAGTCCATACTTGACTTTTACGGTGGCAGTGGTTGGCAGTTGCTCTTGACTGCTGAGGGCTACCTAGAGTGGTACACAACATCTGCAGTCAAGACAGGTGCAATCTCGGTGACGGACAACGCGTGGCACCACGTTGCCGTTACCCGCGTTTCTGGCGTTGTCTACCTGTTCGTGGATGGGGTAGCGGATGGCGCGGGTGTCGCCAACGTGACCAACCATGCTACTACGCAGACGTTTTTTACAGTCGGTGCGCAGGCATCAACACGAAACGCGGCGTATGACTTTATCGGGTATATCGACGATGTGCGGGTGACAAAAGGGCTACTACCGCGCTGATCCCAGCGGCAGCAGATGATTTTGTAAACAGGCCACTCGCCCCAATTGTCAACGCAATTGGGAGTGGCCTGAAGCAGTTTGTCGGTGCCGGTGATTCAAGC